GCCTTGACGCCCACCGAGAAGCTCGTCGCGATTGCCCTGGCCGACTACGGCGAGCGGATCCATCCCAGCCAGGCGCACATCGCCATGAAGACGGGGCTGCACCTCGACACCGTAAGTGCCACTATTTGCTCCCTGCGGACCAAGGGCATCATCGAGACTTACGGCAGCGGCAAGGCGCTCACGTACCGGCTTGACCTCCGGTCTAGGACCGGAGGTACCTCCGGCTTTAAACCGGAGCACCTCCGGTCTACGACCGGAGCACCTCCGGTTTTAAACCGGAGGGATCCTATACACCAAAGAACCACCAAAGAACCACCAGCGGCTGACGCCGCGAATGGGGGGGTGGTTTCACCCTGGGATGGGATCGATCCGGAAGACGTAACCAAGATCCGGCGCTGGTGCCCGCGAGACACCGACACGCTCTGCGAGGCGCAGCGGCGCGTCACGCTCCGCAAGCTCGCCGACCTCGGCATTCGCGTCACCGACCACGCCAGGTGGTGGCGACGCCTCGGCGAGCGGTGGGGGCAGATCGGCGTCCCGCCGTACGACCAGTTGGCGCTGGAGCTTCAGTCGATTGGACCCGACGTGCGAGACCGTGTCTCGGTGCTCGCCTTTCGCGTTGGACTTGGGAGGGTGGCAGCATGATCGAGATCCCGAAGACGATCCGTGAACCGTGGGAACGCAAGCTCAAGAGCGCCCAGCGCAGCATCTCGATCGGCTCAATCCCCGTCGACGTTGTCGAGGAGCTGATCAGGATGGTTGTGTCGCAACACGAAGAGCTGCGCGAGCAGGAGCGCAAGTGGCGCGACCGCGAGCGGTTCCTGGAGCGGCAGATCGTGACGTGTGGCGGCGGCTTCGACAAGCGCGGCCTTGAAGGTGAACCAAGAGGTCTCATGGTGAAGCATGGAATCCACACGGTGGTGGAGGATTCCCGATGATCGATCCGAGTGGCGTCGGCGCGGGTGCCCGTGGTCGTTCCACGGGCGCCCGAAGCCGCCGTAAAGGCGCTGTGGGCGAAGCGGAGGCCGCGGCGGCCCTCGGGGCCGTCCTGGGCAGGCCGTGGCGCAGAACGGCTCAGCGGTGGGGCAAAGCGAAAGCCGACATCGAGCCCTGCGACGGGGGCGTGGGCGTCCATGTCGAGGTGAAGCGTGTTGGTTCACTCCTGAAGCGATGGTCGGGCGCGGTGCAAGAGCACCCGCTGATCCTCGGTGGGGAGCTGTACTGCTGCTCCATCGAGAACCTTGTGCTCATGCTCGACCAGGTGGAGATCCCACGCATCTGCGCCAAGAGCTCGACCGTGATGCGCTACATGGCGCAAGCGGTGCGCGACGCCGAAGATGGCTTGGTGCCAATGGTCATGTGCCGAATGGATCACGGGCCTTGGCTTGTGTGCTGGCGCTACGACGATGATGACCGGCTGACTGCTGCCCTACGGGAGGCAATGAAGTGAGGCGCTTCCGCTACGAAGGTGGGCTAGGCAAGGCGATCAGCATGATCAACACCACGCGGTCGCGTGGTGGCTCATGGACGCGCAAGGCCAAGCAGCACAAGGCCATCGAGATTCAATGTCGCAAGTGTGGCAGCATCGTTGGCATTGAGTGCGATCACATCGTGCCGCTGCACCGTGGTGGAACGGATGACGCATCGAACTTGCAATCGTTGTGCCACGACTGCCATGCTGCGAAGACCGCTGCGGAAGCTGCTGAACCTCGGACCAAAATTTGACTTTGAGTGCCCTAGGCCCTAAAAAGTTGTGAGAAACCGAACTAGCAAAAACTTTTTTCAAACGCCCCCCCCTTCAGGGTCGAGGGAGGGGGGGTCTACGGGGCACCGCCTATTTGGGGACTCTTTAACAGACGCCCGGCGTAAGCATCGACGCAAGCCGCCTTTATGCGCCGAGCAAGCCGACGCCTACGCCCGTGGGGTGGTCGATGGGACGCTCGTTGCGAACGCCCGGGTGCGTGATTCGTGCCGCCGGTACCTCGCCGAGCGCCTCGATCCCGCGGCGGCGTCCGTCTGGTGGGACGAGCCTCTGGCCGACAGCGCCCGCGACTTTGCCCTCAAGTGCGGCCAGGGCGCGGAGGCTGGGGCAGGGGAGCCGCTCGTCTGGTTGCCCTGGCAATGCCTGGTCGCCATGATCCTCCTTGCCAGGCGGCGGGTGGTGAACGGCACCAAGACGGATACCCCAGCCACGAAGGCGCTGCTGCTGGTTGTGTCACGCGGAGCAGGGAAGACCGAGTTTGCGGCGTCGATGATCATGGCCGCGATGCGCGACCCGGAAACGCGCCTTGAGTTTGCGTCGGTCGCTCCGGACGGTCGCCTGGCGCAGAAGACCTTTGAGCGAATGCAGACGATGAGCCAGACGCTCGACGCGAAGGAATGGAAGGCGACCGGCGGCAGCACCCCGGCGCACCCGGGCAAGGTGAAGCACGGCGGCAACCGTTACATCTCGCTCCCCTGCACGGACAAGGCGCTCGACGGCCTCACGACCCGCCTAGTCGTGGCCGACGAGGTGGCTCGCATGGAATCGGCGTTCGGTCGCCTCCTCACCGGCTTGGCGAAGTTCGCAACCAGCCAGACGCTGCTAATCACGACGCCCGACCCGGAGCAGAAGACGAGGCCGATTTGGGGCTATTGGGATGCGTGTGAGCGGGCAATCAACGACGGTACGCCCTATCCACCGGGCTGGTGGCCGCTGCTGTACGGGCTCGACCAGGACGATCAAGCCGCCGACCCGAAGGCGTGGCCCAAGGCGAACCCGTCGCTCGGCGTGATCGTCGACCCGGCGCAGCTCGAGCTCGCCGCCAGGACGATGCTCGAGAGCGGCGACCCGGCGCAGATAGCCGAGTTCGAGACGCAGCTCGCGTGCCGCTACCACGAACTGGCGACCACCGACGTCGACCTCGGGGTGCTCGAGCGGCAGATGCAGAAGACCGATTGGGACCGCCTCGCCGGTGCGCCCGCCGTGATCGGCATCGACCTGTCGCGGGGCGGCTACGGGGCGCAGCTCGACCTGACTTCGATCTGCCTGATGGTCGTCGACGGCAACGTGATCCGCGCCCGAAACATCTCCTGGTGGGCCGGGACCGACATCCAACTCGACGAGCGGCGCTGCAAGAACCCGCTGGGCGCGTGGGTGGAGCAGGGTTTCCTGCGCCGGATGCCTGGCGAATGGCACGACATGGCCGTCGTAGAAGCCGAAATCGAGTCGCTCATGGCCCGCTACGACGTGCGAAAGATCGGCGTCGACCCGCACCCAGCCCAGGCACGCGACATCAAACGGTGGGCAGATCGCGGCTGGCCGATTATTCCGGTTGACCAATCGATCCGCACGATGGCGCCCGCGTGGAAGTTGTGGGGCGATTTGCTCAAATCGAAGCAACTCATCTACGAGCCGGACCCGGTGCTCCGCTCGGCGTTGAACGCCGTGCGTCTAATCCGCGACAACGTCGGCAATACGCGCCCGGTGAAGGGCCGAAGCAACGGCAACACCGATGCGGTGGTTGCTGGCAACATGGCGGCGCTGCTGATGGAGCACCACCAGGTGCGTGAAGCAACTGGTCTCTCGACATCGTCGTGTCCCATTGGATAGACACGGTTACAAGAATTCCGGGTTGACGTTTCTGGGCAGAGTTGTTCCATCTGCTCCGTGGGCATCTTTGCACGATTCTTCGGCTTCAAGTCCGGCGTCGCGATCTACACGCGACCCGAGCCGATCATTGCGTCACCGGCTGACGCGATCCCCGCCGTCGTTCGTGCAACCAACCTGATCTCTGCGGATATCGCTCGCCTTCCCGTGTCGGTCTACGACAGCGAAGGCCAGGAGATCGTGGGCCATCCGGTCGAGATGCTGCTCAACCGCGACGCCAGCCGCTGGCAGTCCGGCTACGAGTTCCGCCGCTACACGACCTCCGTCGCGCTGACGCACGGCAACGGTATTGCGCTGATCCGACGCGGAAGCGACGGCGAGATCGCCGAGCTCCAGCCGGTGCCCGCCGACGCGATGAGCGGCGAAATCACCGAGGAAGGCGTCCAGTACCGCATCGGAAGCCTGGTGATGAATGCCGACCAGGTGCTGCATATCGGTGCATATCCGGATCATCTGAATCCGTGCTGGTACCGCTCGCCGCTCGACGTGGCTCGCCACGCGATGCAGCTTGCTGCGGACGAGAACGGCGCCCACGCATCTTTGGTTCGTACGGGCAGCATGGGGAAGGTTGCGATTTCTCACCCGGGCGCGATGTCCGATCAGACCGTTCAGGCAATCCGCGATGCGTGGAACACCATGCACGCGACCGCCGACGGCGCAAGCCGTCCGCTCATCCTGCGCGAGGGCATGAAGGCCGAAAAGATCTCCCAGGAGACGAGCGGCACGATGCTTGAATCCCGGCGGTTCAGCGTGCAGGAGATCGCCCGTGCGTTCGGCGTTCCGCCGGAGATGCTGTTCCAGCAGGGCGGCGGCGCCCTTGTGAGCCAAAGCGAAGTCGCCCGCGCATACGCGGATGGCGCAATCGCGGCGTGGGCTTCCGCGTGGGAGTCGGAGCTCACGCGGAAGCTCTGCCGCCCTGGCGAGTTCGTGCGAATCGACACGACGGCAATCGTGCGCGGAAACCTCCGCGACGCCGGCATGGCGTTCTCGAAGCTCGTCCTGGCTGGCGTGATGTCGCCGAACGACGCGCGTCACTACCTCGGGCTGGCCCCGATCGCCGGCTTGGACACGCCGACGGTCTCCATGCCCGGCGGCGCCAGCGCAGCGGCTGGCCCTGACAACGTGGGAGATGAAAATGCTTGAGCTTCGCACCGCGACCTTCGAGCGCAGCGGCAACAAGCTTGCCGGTTACGCCAGCGTCTACAACGCGCCGAGCCTCCCGCTCACGGTGCGCGGCGTCAACAACGGCAAGCCGTTCGTCGAGCGTGTCGCGCCCGGCGCGTTTGACCGTTCGCTCGCTGCCAATGTCTCGCTCCTGATCGGGCACGACAGGCGCGAGCTCCTCGCAAACACCAAGAGCGGGCTGCTCCAGCTGCGCTCCGACTCCAAGGGCCTCGCGTTCGAGGTCGATCTCCCGGACACGCAGAAGGCCAAGGACGTTCGCGCCCTGGTCGAGGCTGGCGTGCTGTCGGAGATGTCGTTCGGTTTCTTCGTTCGCTCCGACGCCTGGATGGGCTCGGAGCGCACCCTCACGGAGGTGGATCTCCGCGAGGTTTCCATTGTCGAAAACGGCGCTTATCCGCAGACCAGCGCCGAGGCTCGCACTCATTCGCCGAGCCTTGCTCGGTTGCGTCTGCGATTGAGGACCCTCACGTGAAGCAGCAGGAAATCATTGAGCGCCGCAAGGCCATCGAGACCGAAGTCAATTCCATTCTCGCCTCTGACCAGATCAGCGCCGAGGCCGAGGCCCGTGCCGACGAGCTGCTGAACGAGCTCAAGGACCTGAACGAGAAGCGCAGCGCTGCCGCGCTCCGCGAGCGTTTCGCGTCCCACGCGATCACGCAGAAGGTCGTCGCCGAGAAGCGCGAGCAGACCGAGGAGTGGCGTTCCAGCGGCGAGTACCGCGAGCAGTTCCTCGGCTGGCTCAAGGGTGGCCGTGCGCCCGAGCAGCGCGAGCTCATCACCAGCGCGAACTCCAACATCCTCATCCCCAAGCTGTACGAGGACGGGATCCTGAAGTACATGATGGCGCAGAGCGTCATCCGCAACCTGGCGGACCTCCGCACCGGCGTCCAGGGCTACGCGACCCTGCGCTACAACACCTTGGCCACCGCCGACTACACCTCGGCCTGGACCCAGCCGGACACCGGCACGACCGCCCGCACCAGCATCGACCCCGGCTTCGCCGAGGTGCCGCTGGCTCCGGTGCCGTGCCTGCCCTACACGCAGGTTTCGCAGCAGCTCATGCGCCAAGCGAACTTCGACGTGGAGGCGGAGGTGATGGACAACCTCCAGCGTCAGATGTCGAAGAACACCGAGTGGGGCTACATCGGCGGCACCGGCACCAACGCGCCGAAGGGCATCTTCACGGTGAACGCCAACGTGAACATCACGACCGCGACCTCGGCCAGCACGACCCGTGCTGCCGCGATCACGGCTGGTGTCACGCTCGACAAGCTGCGCGAGATGCGCTACACGAAGCTCCCGGCTGCGTATTGGGGCTCCTCGGCGTGGATCATCCCGCAGGACGTGTACGCGACGATTTCCACGCTGACGGTCAACAACGTGCCGCTCTTCATCCCGAGCGCGGACGCTGTCGGCCAGGCTGGCGCTGGCTTCACCCTGATGGGTCTCCCGGTCTACGTGACCGAGTACCTCCCGGTGCACATCAGCACCGCGGGCGGCTCGGGCGGCAAGAACTGCCTGGCCGTGCTCGGCAACATCTCGGACGGCTTCGCCATCCGCGAATGGGGCGGCATCGGCATGATCCGCGACGAGATCACGGCGATGTCCTCGGCCCGCGTGATCTTCCAGGGCATGATGTTCGCCAACAGCGACTTCACCCGCGTCAAGTCGCTGGTGCAGCTCCAGGTCACCAACGCCTGATCCTCATCCTCTCATCGGCACAGGTGGCGCTCCCTCGGGAGCGCCACCTGGCTGCGAGGTAGTACGTGGCGATCGACCTCTCCAAGTTCCGCAACTGGGCCCGGCTCTCCTCCAACGAGGACGATCCGGCCATCCAAATTGCGTGGGAAGCAGCGAAGCGCGAGCTTGAGGAGCGCACCGGCTGGTGCGTCGATCCGGTCACGCGGACGCAGTACGTGGCTTCGGAGCCGACGAACGACCAGCTGCTAGTGCGCCTGGAGCGCCAGCCGGTGACGGCGGTGACCTTTGTTGACGATGATGCCACCAGCGGATCAGCAACGCTCGTCACAATCAACGGGATCCAGTACGCCAAGGTTCTCGACGCTCTTGCCTACCCGGTAGTTCTGACGGTGACCGCTGGCACGAACACGCTCAACCCGCTGCTTGAGATGGCGCTTCTCCAGCGCGTGACGCAGCACGTGGCAAGCCGCGGCGATGACACGGTGGCGCTCCCGAGCGACTACTGGGACCGGATCTGCGGCATGATGGGGAAGGGCATTGGCTGATGCCTGGACACGTTCCATCCGGAATGCTGCGCCTCGCCATGACGGCGCAGAACCCCGTACGCACGGTCGATGACTTCGGCCAGGCGTCGGAGGCGTGGGTGAATGTCGCCGTGCTGCATTGCCACATCGAGGTGGCGTCGACAAGTGAAACGATGGACGATCGAGGCCCGGCGGTTCGCACCGATTGGCGCATCCTCGCGAGCTTCCATCCGTCGGTAAACACCCGTAGCCGGCTGCTATGGAACGACCGTGGCACCGAGCGCACGTTCAACGTGCGCGCCTGCTGGGATCGCGACCAGCGCCGTCGGCGCCTGGAGATCGAAGCGACGGAGGTGCTGCCGTGAACAACACCGCCAAGATCTACGTCGATAGCGCAGACGTCCAGAAGCTCCTGAAGGGAATGCCGGAGAACATTCGCCGGAACGTGCAGCGCCGCGCCGGAAACGAGATCATGCCGCGCTGGGCTCGTCGTCTTGGCAACGAATGGCTCACCACGACCTACAAGCGCAACGGCGGCAAGCAGAAGCACCGTCGCGCCATTTGGGCGGCGGCGAAGTCTCGGGTCCGACCGCGAGGACAAGGCGAGACGGCTCGCATGGTGATGAACGTGCACATCAAGTACGGCAAGAAGGGCGGCACCCTTGCCAGCGGCAATCAGCGCGTCTATCACCTCCTCGAATACGGGCACCGCAATAAGGCCGCCGGGTCATTCACGGAAGGCAAGCACGTATCTCGCGATTGGGCTCGCCTGAACCTCCGAAAGATGCTGGAGGAGATCAGCAAGGAAGTCTTGGTTCAGGCCCAAAAATCCTTTACTGACAAGAGGAGGCCACGTGCCAATCGCAAACGTGCATAGAGCAATCTATGCAGCTCTCAATTCCTCTGGGGTGACGATATGCAACGGCATCCGGACCGCTGGCACGGCTACCCCAGTGGCCGTTTACGACCTCACGTCAGCAGAAATCTCCATGAGTTTGAACGGGGTGAGCGGAAACAACGTCTGGGTGATCGGTCTCCAGGTGGTGTGTGTTGCTGACACTATCGAGGATGTCTGCATCACTGTCGACGACATTGTCGACGCAATTGACGCCAATTACACCGATACGGGTGAGGCAGTAAAGATCGTCATCACGCAGTTCGCGGTTGCCTTTAGCACCGAAAACATCGACGACGGACAACACGACGCGGAGCGCGTCGGCACAATCACAATCACACTACAAGCGCAGGAGTACTGAACATGGCACTGATCGCAGGATTCGGCGGAACGGTTTCCTTCAGCGGGCAAAGCACGGTGAAGTGCAAGAGCATCACGATTAACTGGGAGAAGGAATCGCTCGATGTAACCACGGTTTCGGATTGGCAGCAGAAGCGCCTTCCCGGACGATTTCGCCGCTCGGGCACGCTGACCGTGTATCGGCAAGACGGAACCGTGGACGACGCAATCCGCCTCCATGTCCAACCGACGACTCTGGCCGAAGCGACAGGTGCCGTTCTCACCCTTATATACACCGACCAGGGCGGGAAGATCTATGACACTGTCGGGTCTTCTACAAACGCGTTCAACATCCAAATCACCTCTGCCAGTATTACCGATGATGGCACCGGCGCGGCGATGTGGGAGCTTTCGTGGGAGGAGCAGGGCTGATGCCGGTTGACGTTTCCAAGCTCCTCGCTCGCTCGCGGACGGTCGAAATCGATGGCGTCGGACCGCTTGTGTTTCGCGAACCGACGCTCGCCGACGTGCAGCGGGCGTCCGTCGATCCGTTCTGGTGGGTTGCTTGCGTGACCTGTCCGGATGGGACGCCGTTTCTTGCCGATCCAAAGGACGCCGGAAAGATCCGTTCCGACCTGGCTGGTTCGCTCATGGAGGAGATCAACCGCACCCGCCCTACACCCGCGCCGAAAGGCGCCTCTGGAGAATCGCCGATCACGGCGGAAGACTGATGATGCCAGCAGGGCTTTCCAACATTGAAATGACCAACGGCGAGCGCCAGGAGTATCTGCTGGGCGTCATTGCTTGCGCCTTGACCGGAAAGCGATCCCATCAGATTTTCCCCTGGTTGAGGAGCGACCTCAATGGCTGACAAGTCGGAAAAGGTAGTCATCTGGGCGGAGGTCGATCCACGCGGTGTCGTGTCCGGCGTCAATGCGACCAACCGCGAACTCGACAAGCTGAACCGAACGGCCAAGCGAGGCGCTACCGCAGCAGGGATTTCGGCTGGAATCGACGCGGCACAAGGCGCGTACGGGATGATCATGCGAGTCATCCAGATGGTCGACAAGCGCGTTGAGGAACTGAACGCGATGGCGGTGAAATACTCGCCCGAGGCAATGATCGCAAACGCCAACCTGCAAGTCGCCAAGATCGAGTCGGAAGTCTCGATGGGCAGGGCTGTCGGTCTGGGCGTCGCCAAGGGCAAAGACATTGAAGCAGCTGCCCTGCGAGAACAAGCTGCCAAGGCTCAAATGAACGCCGGAGACCTTGCCGGTGGTGTTGCAGCATGGGAAAGCTTGAAGCAGAGTTTCGTCGATGCCGGTGTGGCGTTCTCCGACGCATTTATCACGTCCATTGGCGATCCGAACGCACAAGGCCCAATTTCGGCCATGCTTGATCAGGCAAAGACGTTTGAGTACCTCACCGGACAGGTATCCGGAACCGAGCTCGCCGGTGGTCTCGGCTCTGCTCGGGGAATGACGTCCGACTCCACCGAACTTACCAGGCAGACCGCTCTGCTCGAGCAAATCGCCAAGCAGACAAAGGGGAACTAATGGGAACGTGGCTAACCATCGAACGCCCGGACAGTCGGCGATTTAAGCTCGAAGACCGTTGGGCCGACCAGGTGCTGGAGCGGTCGTGGATCATGCGCTGGACGCCCGCCGACGCCAACGACACGTACTCGGGCGACGCGGCCATGATGGCGGAGATCCCGAACGAGGCCAGGCCGCAGTACCGGCTGGATAGCAATTACATCGGAACATCTACCCCGTACAACGCCTGGCTTAAGTACTTCATCTGCCGCACTTGCAGCGTCGAGCCGATGGTCGAGCGCCCGTTCACCTGGCTGATCCGTTCGACGTACACGAACTACAACTACCCGTACACCAACTCGTACGGCATGACTTACCTGAAGCAGACCCGCACGGTCTCAACGCGGCGTACTGCTATGTACAGGCAGGCAGCTACATTTCCAACAAGCGGCACCGGAGCGGTGACCTGGCCTACGGGCGTGGTGGATATCGGCGGAACCAAAGTCGACACGAATGGCAATCCGCGCACCGCGTTGATCCCACAGCAGGCGATCCAAATCGAACTGCTCCGCGACCGTACTCCGGCGTCGTCGGTGACAGCACTGACGGCGGACGATCCAGCTTGGGCAACCATCCTTACCGATTACATCAGTCGGCGCAACAGCGAGACATTCCTTGGGTGGGTACCTGGGTCGGTTCTCTGCACCGGGATTACGGCAACGCTGGACAGCGAAATGTGGCGCATCCAAGCCTCCTTCCTGTTCGATGACTGGTTCCACCTAGAACAGATCCCGATTCCAAATCTCACCGGACAGCCGGTGCTCTTACCTGGTGCAACTATTGCCGGGCAGCAAATCAACCAGACCACCAAGGTCGGCTGGTATCAGCAATTCACCAACACGGCAGATCTGAACCTTCTATTCGATACCGCATGGCGTGACCAGCTCACCAAGGCAGGACCGTCGAGACTCGCATGACCTGGCACCGCCCCAACTTCCGAAACGGTCTACTGGGATCGGCGAATCGCTTCGTCGCGAACGCTTGGACGGACTCCGCGTCGACCGTTACGCAGCATCAGGACGGAATCGTCTGGGCGCAGCAGCAGCTTGTCCAGCCGACCATCGTGGCGTCCGGCCTCTGCTCAATCAAGTCGGCGGCAAATCTTGCCACCAACCGCTGGACTTACACGATCGAACTCTGGTCGCCGACGGCGACTGGCGGAATCACCGTCCCGGCAGACGAGCGATTCAACTACGCCAACGCCCGCAACCTCCGCGAGGAGTTCAACACCTCGACGCTAATTGATGGCATGGACATCAGTACCCCGGCGTCCACCATTGGCCCGGTTGGATCCATCTACACCGCCGGAGCGTGGACCACTAGCAGCCTCCAGGCACGTGTGTATGTTTGGGTGGTGTACGACAGCAACGGAACCGCCGTCCCATTCTTCGACCGCCCGAACCCCATGAGGTGTACTGAGTAATGTCAAACCTTCAATTGGCTACCTACATCGGAATGCAGGTGATTACGCCGGGATCGGCGTTTACGCTGAGTTTCCATGTCCATGAAGTTGGCGGGAACAATTTCAACTGGACCAACTACACGCCCAAGGCCAGGCTGACCGTCGGCAGCGTGTCTATCAGCGTCACCGGAACTTCAGCCGGTGGCGGCACTGCTACCTGCTCCTGGACGGCAACACAGACCGCCACGCTCGGTAGCAACGCGTGGGGCACCATCACGCTGTTCGCTGACCCGACGGCGACCACGGAAAACCTGTTCATTGCAGACATTGACGTACAGACCAACGCGGAGGTGATCCCGTGATACAGAACATGATGCGTAAGGCGATGGTGGCGGCAAGTTCCGAATACACCGCCGACGTGCTCGTCGTTGCCGGCGGCGGCGGCGGCGGTGGAACCGTTTCCAACCAATGGGGTGGTGGTGGCGGCGGTGCAGGTGGGTACATTCTTACGACTGCCAAAAGTCTTACGCCTGGATTAACGTATGGCGTCACCATCGGATCGGGTGGCGCCGGAGGGGTAAACACGGCGCAAGGATCTTTAGGTGGTGATTCAAGCATCGCAGGGTTGAGCATTGCGACTGCCGTCGGCGGCGGCGGTGGTGGCTCTGGAAACTTGAGCGGTACTCGAAATGGTGCAAGCGGCGGAAGCGGTGGCGGTAGCGGCGGAAGCACCATAAACACGACGGGCGGCACCGCAACATCTGGACAGGGAAACAACGGCGGAAGCTGCGGAACATCTGGCAGTCCATTTCGCGGTGCTGGTGGCGGCGGCGCGGGCGCAATCGGCGCAGATGGCCAGGCATCCTCAGGCAACGGCGGTGCTGGTTTGCAGTACGACGGCAATTTCTACGCAGGAGGCGGTGGCGGGGGAACGGCCGGTTTAACTTCTTCTAGCGGTGGTAGCGGCGTCGGCGGAAATGGTGGAAACACCAATTCTGGACAAGAGACCGGCTCAAACGGTGCAACGTCGACAGGAAGCGGCGGCGGCGGTGCCGGAACAAACGCAATCGGCACAGGAAAGACCGGAGGAAATGGTGCAAACGGCGTCGTAATCATTCGCTACGCCGGTGCGGCAAGCGCGACTGCTGCCTACACCGGAACGATGACCACCACCACCAGCGGCGGATTTACAAAGCACGTGCTCACGACGAGCGGGACATTCACGGCATGAAATACGCAGCAAAGATCGTCGACAATGTGGTCGCTGACGTGATCGTTGTTTCCGATTCACAAGGCATCGCGTGGGCCGAAAGCACCTACGGCGGCGTCTGGGTCGAAACGTGGCCCAACGGCGGAGCGCGCAAAAATTACGCCGGAATCGGGTACACGTTTGACGCGACGCGAAACGCTTTCATACCTCCCAAGCCATATCCGTCCTGGGTGCTGGTTGAGTCGTCATGTCAATGGGACGCACCTGTCCCGATGCCGACTACTGGCCGTTGGTATTGGGATGAAGACATCGAAGAATGGGTTGCCGCATGAAGCTCGCCGCGGCCATCCTTGCGCTGTCGCTCGCCGGTTGCACAAACCACACGGCGGCAATCGCGCATTCGGCCATCGACGCACGCCAGGCGGTGGGCGCGGCGATCGTCCACATGGACGCGGCCCGCGAGGAGCTGGACGGCCTCCAGGCGTCCATCGAGGCGGTACAGGCCCACGTCGCGTACGTGAGTGACGACGAGAATCCGATCTACGCCACGTTGAAGTACGTATCGGTCGCCGGAGTCGTGATCGGCGGATTCGCCCTGGTCTACACAATCAAAAACTGGAAGCTCGTATGAACCTCGCACCCTGGCAATACACCCTCTGGTTGGTGGGCCTGATGGCTATCACCTTCGCCTCCGGTTGTTCCATCGGTATCACCTTCGCACGTAAGCAGAAAGCGAAACCCCATGCTCGCAAGCGCTGAATCTCTCCTCGGTTCCATCTGGTTCGGAGTCATGCTCGGCCTCATCGGCGCGGTCGCCGGGTTCCTCTACTGCCGCAAGGGCAAGGCCAAGGAGTGAGCCGACGCCGTTGCTGCTGCGGCGGCGGCTGCTCGAACACCAATTGCAGCGCCACCGTGTCCGACTGCCAGACGAAAGGGCTGGCGGCGTTCTCGTTGGACCTTACTGCTGTCGCTCGCATCCCGGCTTGCGAAAGATCCACCTGCAACATCATTGAATGCGAGCCACCGGAGGGTGGGGCTACCTACGAAATGGTCGGCGGTTGCTTGCCGTGCAACATCTACACGTGCACTCCGTGCCAATATTTTCCCACGACCGGGTCCGTGATGTACACGGCGGAGATCCAAAAGAGGGGCGCCGATCCAACCGTCGATAATGCAACGTGCGACTACACCTGGTCGCAGGGCTACACCTACACCGAGCGGCAATGCGGCCCGACGCCAGAGTTCAAGTGCCGCGACAACCCGCAAGTCATCAACGCCGGATGCGCGATCCTGCCGTATTTGACGATCACGCGCCAGCAGACCATTACGATGGCGCAGTTTGACGCTTGCGCCGGAGGACCCGCGCCCGGGTTGCCGACAAATGTCAATGGTCTCTACGGGTTTCCGTGCGATGGATGCGGGACTGTTCCGACGCCGTGCTGCTGCACCGACTGCACAGGAACGTGCCATTCCATCAAAATGACGAACGAGATCGTCATGGCTGGTTTGAACACTCCTAAACAGGGCATCATCTACGCTCGCGTGCTGGAGATGATTCCGTGCACGGGTCCGTCGGTTGGCGGATCGTTCTTCTGCGGGTCCGGTTGCGACGGCACCGAGGGGTACTCGCAGATCACCATCCAATTCCGGGCCATCATTCCGACGGAGCCGATGAAGGCGAACGAGCTGTACGTCCAGCAATGCATCGACGTGACTGCCGGATCCGATCTGGGGCGCGTTCGTCTTCCGGAAGCGGTGAGCATGGCAGACCTCGGCCAGGGCGATGAGGCTGGCGAATTCTGGTGCGTTGGCGAAAGCTCGGTGGTCGTCACATGGCGCAAGTGCCGCAGCACGGCGAACAGTTTCGACAACAAGTGCAGAATGCAATCTGGGACCTACGACCCCGTGTTCATCGGCATTGGAAGTTGTGTCGTCGTCAACCCCTGCGAGAAATCCGTTCCGAATCCCTGCGACGTATCGGGCATCAGTAACTTTCTGCAAGCGATGGGATGGTCTTTCAACCTGGTGGTCTCATGAAGCGTTACTCCGTGGTCGACGGCAAACTGGTTGAGCTGGAAGGCACGGCGACCACCGTGGTCCGGGACGCTTCGCCTGGTCTTGGCGACGTCGTAGCCGGTGCCGCCAAGGCGGTCGGCATCAGGCCGTCCAAGGGCTGCGGATGCGAGAAGCGGCGCGAGGCGCTGAACCGGGCCACGCCCAAGATCGTCGCGCGACTGCTCGACGCGCTGCGTGGTTACTGGTCGAAGTGGTGGAACAAGGGAAACTTTCCCTTGGTGGTTTCCGCTGATCCTGTTACGGTCGGCGGAAATGGCAAAAAGGCCCACGAAGCAGCGGGTTGAGTCCCAGGGCAAACCCGTCCTCTTGCGCGAAATTGACGCGAGGACGCGCCGCGCCATGAGCAGGAAAGAGAACGCAAGAGAGGAATGGTGGATGGTCCGCAACGACGGCGACCCGAAGGGCGTCTGGTCGTTTACACTCGATCCGTACGCAAGTCCTTGGGACTGGAAGGTTAAGATCGGTGCCAATAAGCGTCACGTAGAGCGGCGCGTAACAATTGCGAAACACGATGCCGACAACAAGGGAAAACTGCTTGAAATCCGCCGGATCGTCGATAAGATGCGTCAGGCACCGAAATGAAACAGGTGTCGCTGATCCCAGAGGACGCGTGGAGTCGTTTTACATAACACGCAAAGCAAGTCTTCGTTAGCGGCCATTTCGGTGCGATTGAGAGGCGCACCATGTCAGAGAGAGCGATTGAGAGGACTGCACCGCGTTCTTATGGGAAGACGGCCAACAGCATTCAGGTCCGGGTCGACCTCGACCTTATGGACCGAGTTGCCCGGGTAGCCGCGAAGAACAAGCGAACCATCCGGGGACAGGTCGAGCTGTTCATCGAGGAGGGCCTCGCGGCCAATCCCCGCCTGGAGACTCGTCGGGACGGGGGTGAGGCGTGAGCGACCTCCTCGCACCGCAGGACCGGGTGAAGCAGAACGAGCAGCTCGTTCGCGCCCTGGGGACCATCGTCAAACAGAACTACGTGATCCGTGTGTCCGGACGCGAGTATCTCACCGTCGCCGGGGCGCAAGCAATCGCCTCGGGCATGGGGCTGACCACGACGACGGAACAGCTCCGCCACGTCCCGGCGACGGATGGGATGACCGGCTACTGGGAGGCCACGTCGACCGTGGTCGACCAGCGCGGCGTCGTGCTCGGGCGCGGCGTTGGCTGCGTGTTCGATGACGAGAAGCCGTGGAATTCGCGCCCGCAGTTTGCGCGACAGATGATGGCACAAACCCGCGCAACTGGTCGCGCCCTGAAGGGCGTGATGGGCTGGGCGTTCGCCATGCTTGGCACCGCGTCGAGCCTCCATGAGGAGATGCCCGAGGAAGCCGCTACGACGCCGCAGGACGGCACGGAGGGCGTTCGACGCCTTCCGACCCGTCCGAGCGCTCCGAAGGCCTCCAAAGGCGATTCCGTGGCGCTACGCGAAGTTCGCGGAGTTTGTGCGGAGGTCGAGTGCAAGGTGAGCAAGGCCGGTACGAAGTACTGGCGCATCGGCATCGAGGCCGGTGAGGCCACCGAGTGGTTCACCAGCTTCAAGCCGATCCCCGAGCTCGCCGGGCGGCTGCTGCTCCTGAAGCTGGTGCCACACAAGGACGGCGTCCTGGTGGAGGACTGCATCGACATGGAGGTGGAGTGATGGCTATTCCTCCGCACACGCCGCTGAAGGAAACGGTTGCGGCTATCGCCAAGGTCGAAGCAACCTTGCGTGATGCCGCCGATGACGTGGCCGTTTTAGTGGGGGTAGTCAAGTCCATGCACGACAAGGTGGTGACTTTGAACCGCCTAGTCAACGAGGAACGAGAACTTCGGATGGCGAGGAAGGCCAAACTTCGACCTGGCTTGCTGCTGCGAAAGGAGGCCAAGGATGGCAAAGCATCACCCGGGTGAAATCTTTGCCTTGGGCGCCGCCTTGACGCCCACCGAGAAGCTCGTCGCGATTGCCCTGGCCGACTACGGCGAGCGGATCCATCCCAGCCAGGCGCACATCGCCATGAAGACGGGGCTGCACCTCGACACCGTAAGTGCCACTATTT